AGAGTTTTTTTTGTACCAGGAGGGTTGTTGTTTGGTATTATTTAGAGGATAGGTCTGCTTTTGTTCTCTGCTGGTTAAGCCATCTAATCTCGTTAGGTATGTAGATGCTGGTCAGGTAATCGGATTCCTGTGCTTTTGCTGATTCCTTAAAGATTTCAACAACTAATGTGTTTAGATTGTCGCTCCCCGCTACCTTTTTGGCAGTAAGATCTAGAACATTTTGCATAAAATACAGCTTGCAACGTGATTGTATCTGCTGTAGTAAAGTGAATGTTTTAGAAAGTTTTAATTCTTCCAGCATTTCTGCTTCCTGCCTGCGGGTTTCTTCGTCTTTAGATCTTATTGGCATTATACGGTTACCTCCTCTAAACTGTGAACTATTCCATCTCTTATCTTGACTAACACATATCCCAATTCAACCGGATCGTAACCGGCTTGAGACGAATAAGTATCGGCATCTAAAATTGTAGTTCGCAGGAACGTACCGGTTGAAGCATACCAACGTCGGTTGGGCTCTATGTACTTGGCGTCTCCAGCTCCCTGCCTTAGGTATTCCTGTTGGATGTCTTTACCGTCGTCGGTCATTAGGAGAGAACGGACTGGTTCTACAACGAAAAGCTTATGCGAGTGTCCGCACGCCATTACAAGACAATCAGCGGCTTTTCTCTGTAGAAACCATTTTAAGCGGGCTTTCATATTTGCCTGCCGTTGTTCTTCGTCTTTCGCGTTGGAATTCATAACGAACTTGTACGGGTGGTATAGGTACATTTTACATATCTGTTTACCATCGGTGTTATCAAGCCTGAGTTTAGCTTCCGCTCCACCGTAAGTATCTGGAATTCCCAGTTGGTTGCAGATATACATGGTAAGGTTGCCATACCTGTGGAGCGAATGCTCATGGTTGCCATAAAGCCATGCCAGACACCGTGATTCCGTACCCTTGTAGCGTTCTATGACGCTCTCCGCCTGGAGCATTGGCTTGGTTTGCCCGTCTGATATCGTGTCTATATCGAAATATTTGTGATCAACCATGCGTGCTTCAATTGCGTCTCCCATGTGCACGAAGAACCGGTCATCCTTCTTCGTGGTCCAGCTTAATACCTTGTCAACTCCTTTGGTGAATGACGCTTTTGCGCCAAAATGTTCATCACCGATTAAAACAATATCACAATTGTCAGGAACTGTTGACCGAAGTAATCTCATTTAGTACCTTCCTTTCTTTTCTTATCGCGCAACGGGTAGCATTGCATGTCATTCTATTGTGGTTGGTAATATATTCGATGCAAAATGGACATGTTTCCTGTCCGAAAGATTCTTTCCCACAACGGATACAAAGACCTTCACTCCTGTACCTTTCTATTCTTACCCTGTTGTCTCTATCTCTTGATTTGGTATGAAATTCACAAAGCAATCTCCCCTTTATTGACGGACTTAAACACTGACGGCAAAGCCCTCTATCTTTACGCCTTTGTTTATGTAGAAATTTACGGTCTAACTTTTTTAACGCGTCATCCACCATACCCCCTTTCTTACTGTTTTTCCTGCTCTTCACGACCTTTGCCGCTTGCCTGTTCCTCGGCCATCTGCTGCACCATCGGCAAGATCTGCTGTTGCATGATCTCAGGTGGGATTCCTGCCATTTCAGACGCTTGCATGAGGAGATCTATTGGAACTACACCTTCACGGAGCTTGATGTATTCGCCAGAGTTAGGGAAGTTATAGAGGTCACCTACGTCATTTGCTACCTTAGGCAAGTCGAACTGAAACGCACCGTTAGGATCTGCTGAGATGAGTTGCGCGAATGAGGATAATAGCTTTGGGATAGCTTCACGTTTGGAGTATTTACTGTATTCGGTCTCTATCCCTGTAGCGGCAAACTGGAAATCAACGTCTTCGGAGAAGAATTCAGGATTTACCTCTACGTATTGATCCCCTATCGAGAATGTATTGCTCTCGCTACTCAATAAATTGAATATTCTGCGCATTATGTTGAAGTTGCGGGTAACTATCGGACGAAGGGTGAGACGGTCGGAAAGCTGGATGAAAAGGTTGAACACCATGTTTGATTCGCTGCGCAGCCCTTCAAATTCACCCAGGGTCTGGCGTTTGGTTGTTCCGATTCCTTCGGTATTAGGGTTTGCCCTGGATGTTTGTTCTATTTCCCGGTTGAGCATGTTGTGTATCATATCAAACGATTGAATATTCAAGTCCGGAGTAGGAGTTATAAGTACGTCATCGTGTGAATCCAGCCACCAGATCGAGTCAGGCTTGCGGACTATATCATCTTCGGTAAGATTTGATCGGTTAAGCACTTGGATTATATTGGTAAGGTTACGCTTGTGCTGATCGAGAAAAAGGTCATGATGCTCTTTCTGTTCTGCCACCAGGGAAAGAACGGCATGCAGAGCTGATTTTCCATAAAACTTACCGGGGACTATCTGGTATATGGAAGCTACGAACGGCTTGTAATAGATTTCACGCTTTTCCAGTGCGTCATATATCTTATTCTGAGACGGATCACATCGAATCATTTTTACTACCCGTCCGCCGTAGACAATTGCAGCCATCGTGTATTCGCGGAACTTTCCGCTTTTCTCTACTTCGAATTCACCATGGTACTCTACTATATCGAACACCGGGTTTACTTTTTCCGGAACAGATGTATCGCCTCCGTCAGTTCCTTTTACTGTTATGGTGCGCTTGGCGTAGGGTGAGTCTTCAAGGCCTTCAAGATTGAAGTATATCGGCTCGTTCTTGACGTTAACAAAGCGTTTCAATTGCTCGAGTGATCGTTCGAACTTGTGGTAGCAATAGCGCATGGAATCGATATCACCGGGTTTATTGCAAAGGGCATCAGGACCAAAGTCCTCTATTCTAACGAAATCATTTACCGGCCATCGCCCCTTAGGATATACCTTACAAATTGAAGTTCCGACAATTGGAGAGTCCTTGAATAATTCAGCGCACATCATGTAAAAGCGTATCTTTTTGTCGTGAACGAACATCATAAACTTATTAAAGTCACGCTTTTCGTTGTCGGCAAATTTATCAAGGCGGGGGTTTTTAACGGTAAGCCAGTCCGCGGCTCCGAATATGGTAGACATGATTCGTGGAGAGATGGTTTCAATTATCTGATCACCCTTAGGCATGATCAGATTTGACTCCCAGCTGTTATTGCGCTGTTTGATATTGGATTCAAATAAATCCCGGCATTCCTGCCACTTCGGCTTATTCGCGTCGATAACCTTCTCGGAAGCATCGTATCTTTCCTGAACCGTCTCCCTTGCTCTTTCTAATATTTTTTCACTCGGTTTTTCTGGCATTATATGATCTCCAATTATCTACCTGTGTATATGCTTGTTTGCTCGTGAACCGGTCCGAAACCCTTTCTTCTTTTCTTGGCAGACGAAGCTTTAAAATCCCGTAAGGAATAGATCGCCTCTCCAAGACTATAGACTGTATCATCGTGAAAATCAAGTTTTTTCTTCTTGTGAGCCCTGTCTGCTGTCGAGTGCTTTCCTGGGTGGCCGAACTTTGGTATTGCTCCGAACATGGTCTGCTCAAACTCTTCCAGTTCTACCCTTAAGTATGGATACTGGTCTCTGTTTTCCGGATCAACTTCAAGGTTTGACGGTATTATAAGGCGCTCAGTATCTACTATCTGGTATAATTCAGTGAAGATGTCTATCTGTTTATTCGCGGTGGCATGGATGAATTCACAAGGCATTCCACGATCCTCCTCACACCAGCGGAAAATGTCAGCGGCCTGGTAGGATTCTATGATTGTGTTTCTAAGTTTGTAATATATGTCATCGTTTTCTATTTCTTCTTTTATCCTTGACTCATCGGAATCATGTATTATAATCTGGTTAAGAACTATGTAGAAATGGAGGTCATCCCTGAAGCCGGACATAAATCCTTTACCCACGACTGTCCATACCGTTCGATCTCCCTGCTGTGAGAATGGCTGCGCCCTGTCAAGGGCTCCTCCTATTATCAGCTTGGTACCGAACTGGGATTCAATATCTGCTATCGTATCTTTATCTACAGGTGCCTTGAAGTCCATCCCTAAATTGAACGCTTCTTCTATCCTGTCCTGTTTGAATAGTTTTTGAGATCCTCCTACCCATATGTTTCTGTGGTATGCGTCGTATTCCTGTTGAGTCAGTTGAAGCTTGCGTGATTCAAGCCAGTATTCCTTTACCAGAGGAGACGGGTTGTATTTTCGGATAGGTTTCGGTTTCTTCGGATCATCTGCCATGTAAACAAAGAATATGCGCGGGTCTTCTATCTTCTTACCGCGGACGAATGCTATTCCTTCATGTTCTTCGTATTCGTATTCCGGCTCCCCGGCAAGCTTCCAGAGGTGGTAAAAAATACAGGCCTTAGACGATACCTGCGACGGGAGGATCACCAGCCCGTCCTTATCGGCAGTTTGGGACGCTAACACTTGGTAGAGACCATCCCCGTCCGGAGCCGCATGTATCTCATCAACTATACCTATATCTATACCATACCCCCAGGAGCTTGCTTTTTCCGAGGAGATAACAACGAACTTTGACTGGGCGTCAAGAAATTTGATTTCACGCTCGAGTATATTGGCACTTCCGACTGTTGAGCGGAGTTCAGGTGAGTTGCGCAGGATCTTTTTCATCGTGTCGAAAGCGGTGGACGAGGCTTGATCTTTAGAGTTGGAGGCAACCACACCGTCACAGTTGTAGAAGCAGACAAGCTGGTGTATTCCAATTAGAGAGGCAGAGAAAGTTTTGGAATTACGCTTAGGTAATCCGATGCATACGACTGAGTATTTTCTGCGCTCTTCACCGTCTATCTTTATCCACGAAGTGGCTTCGTTGAGAATGTCTTCCTGGTAGTCATACAGGATTATCTTCTCGTTTTTGCGCTTGGTTGGAAACCAGATAAGATCGTTTACGAATGACGCTATGTCGTAGCGGTATGATTGTACTTCACTGTCACTAAGCATCTTCGATAGTCCATTCAAGAGCTTCGATAAATATCCTATCCAACTGATCCTGTATCCTCATTAAGTCTTTACGGTACGGACAATAATCGGGCATTCCAACCTTTTGTT